ATGACCAAAGCACAAAGATTATGACACAAGCTGCTATGGTAATACATAAGGAGTTGATAGAAGAAGGAGTATATCCTGATGCTGACCCTGATGAATACTATAGTGAACTAGATGCTAGAATCAGAACAGAGTTTCCTGAAAAATTTAAAGCAGATAAAGCAGCAAAGAAAGTGCAAGTAGTTGCGGGAGGAACGCGTACCTCTCCAAGTGGCAAACAGAAAGTCACATTGACTAAATCAGAAGTAGAGACTGCTAATAAATTAGGAGTATCTTTACAAGACTACGCGAAACAAAAAATGCGCAGAGATCAAACTGCGGGATAAGGAGTAGATGAATGACACAGGCTACTAAGACAACTCGAAAGACGCGAGCATCGGGTACTCGCAAAAAAACATGGGCACCACCTAACCGATTGGAAACTCCAAAGGCTCCAGATGGTGTACATTATAGATGGGTTCGAAATGAACTACTGGGTGAAAGCCACGCAGGTAACGTTCATGAAAGAAGCCGTCAAGGATACGAACCAGTTAAACCAGAAGAACTTGGCGTTGACTGGCAATCGGATGTTTTAGACACAGGTAAACATGCGGGCACTGTTAGATCAGGGGATTTGATTCTTATGAAAGTCGATCAAGAGATCGCGGATCAAAGAAACGAGTTCTTTGCTGACAAGACCAAAGCTGCAGAGGGAGCTGTCAACTCTGAGTTGCAGAAAAACAATAGCGCTGTTGCACCTATAAGCCAAGATGAACAATCCTCAGTCTCTGTAGGCGGGGGAAAACAAGCAAAGTTTGAGGACTAATATGTACCTCCACTTTGCTAATTAATAACGGAGGTAAACATGGCAGGTTTTGGATTAAGTCCAGTTAAACATGCGAAAGGCGGAGTTGTTAGAACTAATAACTTTGTCGGTTCAAACGGTTATAGAATCGCCACTACTGCCCCAACAGCATTCTTCGAAGGTGATCTCGTGACTCTAAGCTCAGGTAATATCGTAACAGATATGGGAGCAGCAAGTCCAGGCGCAGTCGTAGGTGTTTTCTGGGGTGCGGAATATCAAGACAACTCAACTGGTGAAGTTAAGTTTGTTAGAAGTATTCCTAACGGCACTGTAGCCAAAGAGAAGTACAAGTGTTACGTATATGATGATCCCGATGTAGTCTTTAAGATTCAAGCGGATCAAGCTGCAACAGCAATTGATGCATCAAAAGTAGGTAATAACTGTCAGATCGTTGCGAGTCCAACAGGCTCTGCAATCACACATAAATCAGGTCTTGTTGCTGACTCATCAACAGCCGCTACAGGAAACGCAGGTTTCCCACTAGCTATTATTGGTAGTGCAGCAGCAGATGATACTTTTACAGCTGCAGGAACCACTATGGATGTTTTGGTGAAAATTAATACTCATCAGTTCGGCAATGGTGGAACTGGCGTAGCAGGTATATAGGAGGATAAATTATGGCTATAACTAGAGCACAAATCCTTAAAGAACTTGAGCCAGGTCTTAATGCGATTTTTGGTACTGAATACAACAGATACGAAAATGAGCATACTGTCTTGTTCGATGAGGAAACATCAAACAGAGCATTTGAAGAAGAAGTACTCTTCCCAGGCTTTGGTAATGCAGGTGAGAAATTCGAAGGTGCACCAGTATCTTACGCTGAAACAGGCGAAGGATATGTATCACGATACACTCACAAAACAGTTGCATTAGCATTCTCATTAACTGAGGAAGCTATGGAAGATAACTTATATGATAAGTTGTCAACCAGACTAACCAAAGCTTTAGCAAGAGCAATGGCTTCTGCAAAGCAATTAACAGCGTCTAACGTTTATAACAATGCCTTTGACGGAAACTTCACAGGCGGTGATGGACAATCATTAGTATCTAATGCACACCCATTACAAAACGGTAGCACTGGGTCCAACAGACCAGCAACTTACGCTGACTTGTCTGAGACATCTTTAGAAACAGCATTGATTGACATTGCTGGATTTACAGATGACAAAGGCGTGCCAGCTGCAATTACTGGTAAAACACTGCACATTCCAAGGCAGTTAGTATTTGTCGCTGAGAGACTTATGAAGTCTCCTAACAGAGTCGGTACTGCTGACAATGATATTAATGCAATTAACAACATGGGTATGTTACCAGGTGGTTACTTTATTAACCACAGGTTTAATGATACCGATGCTTTCTTTATTAGAACTGACTGTCCTAACGGAACAAAGATGTTCAATAGATCTGCATTAACAACTAAAATGGAAGGTGACTTTGAAACAGGTAACGTAAGATACAAAGCCAGAGAGAGATATTCATTTGGATTCTCTGACTGGAGAGCTGTCTACGGTAACCAAGGAGCCTAATAAACTTATAGGTTGGGGGCTTAGTGCCCCCTTCCAACTATTAACATTGACTAGCAAAGCTAGATTACGAGAGGAATAAACAATGGCAAAAACTACATTTCAAGGAGTCGTTAGATCAAACGGCGGAGCAGGCAAAGGCAAAGCAACACCAGGTGTTGTAGTCATGTCTGAAATAATTTCATTCAACCCTGTGGGTGCGGGAGCAGTTGCAGTAAGAATCGGAGAATCAGCAACAGCTGGTGAAACTTTTGTTTTACCAGGAGGAGCAATTCCTATTTCTTATTTAGGTCTCGGTGGAGCAACAGGCGGTACAAACCCAACTGTTGACATCGGAACTGCGGTTGACCCTGATGGATTTTTCAACGAAGTTGATGCAGATCTAAAGGGTACACTAGTGGGAGCTAGTGGTGCTTTAGTTACATCAGCAGGAACATCAGGAGGTCCAGTTACTGTTACAGCTAACCAAGGATCATCTGCTGCTACTGGTGGAACTTGCACAGGTGTTTTTACATACTCAATTGCTGACAACGGTAAAGATTCCGAATAAGATTAACTATTAACTCGGTGGTGGGGTGTAATGACCCCACCCTTAAAAAGGAGAATATAACATGGCTTTAGTAACATACTTAGATGGTGCTAGAAAACTATTAAATCAATACGTAATAACTGCAACAGATGGTGCAGGCGCACAAAACTTAAGTATAGATGTATCAGCCCTTGCTAAAAATAATGGCAAAGCATGTACACATCTATCTTTAAACAAAGTTTACTTTAATGTTCAGGTAACTGATAATGCAGATGCTGTAGAAATGCAATGGGATGCTGACACTAATATACCATTCATAGTTTTAAATGGATACGATGATTACGACTTTAGTTCTATAGGTGGAATATCACCAACGGCTACAGATAAAACAGCCACTAACTTTAGTGGTGATGTCTTAATATCAAATCCAGCAAGAACAGCTGGAGATACTATCTTCATTAAAATGGAATGGATCAAACACTACTAGGAGGTAACATATGGCTACCTCTGGTACACATACATTTAATTTAGATGTAGCTGACATAATTCAAGAAGCCCACGAAAGAGTGGGCATTGAAATGAAGTCAGGCTACGATCTTGTAACAGCAAGACGTTCTTTAAATTTATTATTAACTAAATGGGTTAATGAAGGCGTTAACTTATTTACATTAGATCTAACTACTTTAACTCTAACTAAAGATTCTGCTACTGTAGATTTAGCAGCCAATCAGTATTTAGATATTCTAGATGCTTCAACAAGAGATACAAACTCATCTCCTGTAACTGATACAGCTTGTGAAAGAATCAGCTTAGCAGAATATCTTAACTATCCAAACAAAACAACTAAAGGAAAGCCTGTACAATTTGCTGTTGAAAGAAACAGTCAGTACGATAGTACGGGTGTAGCTAATCATAAAGTTTATTTATTTCCAGTTCCAGATCAGACTTATTATAAATTACAATGTTGGACTATTAGGTATCCACAAGATATAACAGATACTTACACAGAAAACCCAGATATACCTAGAAGATATCTTCCCGCATTAATTAGTGGATTAGCTTTTGAATTAGCAAATAAAAATCCAGACAAAGTCGATGCTACAAGAAGAGCAGAACTAAAAGGTATTTATAATGAAGAATGGGATTTTGCAAAAGAAGAGGATAGAGAAAGAGCAAGTTTTTATATACAACCTAAGATTCGCGGGTACTAAGGACGATGGCTAAAAGAGCTTCAGGTAAATATGCATATCTGATAGATGATCGTTCAGGCAGGAAGATACGATACAAAGATGCGCGAACTGAGTGGAACGGGCTTCGAGTTCACAAAAAAGATTGGGAGCCCAAACACCCTCAACTAACTCCACCCAGGTTAGGACCAGAAGCAACTTCATTATACAACCCTAGACCAGACGCTGATGTAGATTTAACTACAGTTAAGTTAGGTTCTTTATTTGGCAGAGGTACTCCTGGTATAATTTCAGCAACTGGTACTGTCAATATTAATGTAGCAGAAGTTGCAGACACTCCAAGCTTACTGCAAACAGCTTTCACCTTACCAACAATTGCTACAGGCGTTACTACAACAGGTATAGCGGCAGCATCAGCGCGTGGTTCTGTTAACATTAATACAACAGAAAATGCAGATTCACAATTATTACAAACAGCATTTACATTACCAAACATTAGTGTTCTAGAAGAAGCAGACGGTTTAGGTTTATCTTCTGGATTTACAAGTCCAACATTTAGTGCTAGTTCTAATATACCAGTAACTGGGCAGGCTGCTGCTTCGGCTCATGGGGGCACGGGATTAAACTTTAACTTAACAGAGGTTCCTGTCGGTCAACCATTATCTTCTGGCATTGGGTCACTAACTTTCCAAGCTAGTTCTCAGTTAGCTATAACAAGTCCAGCAACTGCTACTGGAATTGGTACTATAAATATTAGTACAGAAGAAGACGTAGGTGGGTTGTCTTTATCATCATCACATGGTACAATATCAATTAGCATTGACAGTTCAGGTTGGGGTATCCAGTCTTGGGGTCAAAATGTTTGGGGTACATAATTATGGGTTTAACATTTAATCAATTAAAACAAGGCATTCAAGATTTTCTAGAAAACTCTGCAGCTTCTTTTATAACAGCTACGGGTTCTGGAAAAGCTCCTATAGAAGTCTGTATAGAATTAGCAGAATTAAGAATAGCTAAAGAATTAGACTTAACAGCCTTTAGAAAAGTAGCTAACTTATCTGTTAGCCAATTTTCTTCTACAGCTGCTGTGCCTGAAGATCTAGTTATTCCTAGATATTTACGTATACAAAATGGTGATTTCTTACTAGAAAAAGATGAATC